GGGGGTTTCTCAAATTAATGAGAACAGCGGTTTCCCACTGCTGCCATGACACATCTGTTCCGTTAACAGGTGTGTTTGTGTTGATGTAGTCCCAACGGGGAGTACATCGTTGCTTCGGATGATACAAATTCCTATCATGCCTGATAGGGATAGCATCACCATCCAACTCGCCATAAAGGAATGAGATATACAGCCCGGGAGGGTTGAATATCAGTTCCTCAACATTCCTGGGGAAACGGATCTTCCCCTCTTCAATCCAGAGCTTAACTGGCTTGGCGACATACGATCTATATAAAATAGATAGATTGCCGTCTCGTCGGAAAGAAGCCTTGGGCAGAAGACTAAATGGAACGCGGATGCCAGCGTCAGCATTATCTTCAAATGGGACGTAAGTAATTGAATGCTTATGCCTTACAGATGAAAATAGTGCCTTAATACATCTAGGTAGATGTATACCGGTATACGCAGACCACTTATTCAGAAGGTTAATGGCGACGAAGACATCCTGCAGAGAGCGGAGTCTACGCAAGTAAACCCCGCGAACTGGTTGGCCATGAAACCAATCAGCCCCGCAGGACTCTCTGAACGGACCATCGTGAAAGGTCTTATCAGGATTACAAGAGAAACCGAGCAGGCCAAGAAGGCGAACAACACGCTGATGTACTCGTACATCAACGATAAGGTCGTCTCCGAAGCAAGCCCAGTTTAGCTTGTGCCCATAATCATTCAGCGGAATTCCCGCTGAGTGATAACAAGCCCTGATAATAGCACTAAAGATGATAGTCTGGAGAGGGAATGTAAAACCATTCCCCATCGTCGACATCATCTCTAAACGCACTTTCACACCTCGATAATCCAAGTGAGGGCTTCGCAATTCACAGAGTAGCTCAAAGAGCCACTCTGGGAGTGCTAACCTACACAAGGAGAGAGAGATGGAATCAGAGGCAGCCGAAAGGTCAATAGTTGAATATTGGCCATTGACGGACCCCTGACGTGCGAGCAAGCGATTCTTGTCGGGCTGAACTGACAGGTCTATATTCCATAGATCTGCAAGTCGCCTCTCAAGCAAAGCGCCAAGACCAAGCTGAAAATACATATTCAGTGAGGGCTCAACGCAAATCATCCTGCTTGTGCGATCGTTCTTTGGAACGAAGCAACACTTACTGCTGTCGACTATACGGAGAGCACCAAACTTACTATAGCGGTGGACTTCCGCCTCTAGAAAAGTAGGGTACCATCGAATATAGTCCGAGTACGATTTGTACAAGGAGACAGACGTTGTCGTCAACTGGGAGCTAAAGAGTTTAGCATACAAACTATTCCCTTTAGCACCAATCGCCGCGCCAGGTCCGGTACGACCCTTTTCGAGTAAATCGAAAATAGAGTCAACCAGTAAATGGCCAGAGGGATGGAAGAAGAGATCGAGTTCTTTGAGGAAATTACCCCAGAGCTCCCGATCAGATTCCCATTCCAACTGTAAACTCCAGTTCTTACACTTCTCGTTGGAAAGCAAGAAGGTAGACCACGAATTCGCATCCTGCCTAGCAGTGTTCTCCGGTTCCCACTTTTTTAAGAGTGAGTCGAGGAGCGCTTGAGAGGCAAATTGCTTATACGTGGCGTCTGGAGGTAAGCTTGAGACGGAGGAAACCCCCGAAATCAAGTTACTTTCAACGTCAAGCCTGACAGCCTGAAGAAGAGAACTAGGACTAAGGCCCATAGACAATCCTCCATTCAGCACGAAGGCTTATCAATTACTGATAAGCTCGAAGTGTGCTCTCAACAGTCGAAAGCCACTCAAGGACACATCGCAAAATGCATCCAAAGAGTAGCCAAGAAATGAAGAGAGCGACAACAAAGGTCACACTCCTCCGAGAACGGAGGAGCTGGCGCCAACTAAATGACGCCGGTGACACTTGTATCACCAATGCTAGCGGAAATCGAGTTAAGACTTCCGATCAGCAAGGAGATCATCGCGCGTACATTAGGCGCGTCGGCGGTGTCAGCCCCAGCAGGAATAGCCAACTCAACACGCGCAAGCGCGATCTGAGAGGACTGACCTGATAGGGGAGTGACACCTTTCCGGACGAGGATAGTGTACACGTTCTTCGGAACTGAACGAAGGATACCAGTCACAGGATCCACTGGAGCAAGCGACTTCAAAGAAGCCGGTCGCGACAGTGTAATTGTGAATGGCCGACTCGGAGACGAAGCAGAGTCAACACCAGCTTGCGTACCGCCAAGTGCGGATACAGCATACTGTTTGCCTGCGGACGTCGGAGCCGTATCTGTGGCCAATGTATACGTCGGAGACGTAAAATTGGTCTGAGCCCCGCCAGTAACGGGTGAGGACAATGTAAATGACATAGTCTTTACCTAACATTGGTTGTCTAGATTTACCAACCAAAGGAGTTACCTCCTATTGGGAGGATAGTAAGGAACCAAACCACTGGATTTCTGTGCCAGAAGCGCACCGATATTCACCCAAGGTTTTGAAACCAACGGTACATATAAGTGTAACGAAGGAATCAATTGCGAGGATTGAATAATCGGGAGCCTAGACCAGGACTTTCCAGTGAATTTGACGTTACTACCGATGATCGAGTGCCGATCCGAAATCAACGTTTGGTATGAAGCTAAGGGGTTAAACTCGAGATAACGAGGCGTTCCAAAAATGAACGTTGTCGAATCTCGCGTCGTCTCCTTAGCCCAAGCTAGCGATGAAAAAGGAAAGCACATCGATTGGATTATATCACCAACATTGGTGAAATAATCTACGACGAAAGAATAGGGTATAAGTTCCCAAAGAGTCGGTACGAATTGTTCCGGCAGTAAGCCGAAAGTTCGAGGAACCGACCAATTAGTACCAGATGCCCCAGTCTTAACCATCCCATCCATTCTAACAGAACATTTCGAAACCGTTTGAAATGTACCCTGGTTAGAGATGAGCGAAAGCCCAGGTAGGTACCAAACGCTAGAAGCACCGGAATAATCTTCCGAGGCAGAGCCATGGACACGAACAAAGTCGTAGTGATTACCACGATTTTGCCATGCAACATAGGCTTCGCCAATCTGCTTAGCGAGAGGGTTCCATCCAAAGTTAAGCTCAAGATAGGAGTCGGTTATCACTTTCAATGCCTGACGTTTAGATTGTAGCCCTCGCCGCCTTTTCTGAAGGCGGCTAAAATGGCCCAACACTAACTCCTGCAAGGAAGCGAGTGGCCGCGTCATCATGTGTATCGTCTCCCGTATCTCCCCAAGCGTCTCACCGGCACGAGTGCCAGTTTGCGCGGAAAGGGCATTAGAGAGAAAAGTACGCAAGCATCGGTCACGGATTCTGGACTTGATGTCAGATGGTACCCCGATCGATGGCCAAGCAAACGTGAATGGATAGTATCCATCCCACGTTTGAGTGGTATTGACCGGGTTGTCAGGGCGAGTAGCGTCTTTATAAACGAGATTACGCGTGGCTGAAAACCACGAGTTTCGTCCAGAAAGTTCACTACCAGAGCAAGGAGTAGTGGCATTGCCACCGGCCCTTACAATGGATTTCCAATTGGGCAATTTTTCGCCCGAAATGGAATTAGTGATAGACATAGCAGAGCCAGGAGGGCTAGACGACGTGATAGTACCGTCCCATTTGGCGGTATATCCCGTCTGTATAGCAAACCTACTCTGCCGTGAATACGGCTCGCCCATATCTAACTCCAAGTAGTGAGACAGTATAAACAAGGGTACGACCCTTATTAGGGACCGTCAACACAAGAGAGAGTCTAACGGAGCCTAAACCGAAAGGCAAGGCAACCTCACAAACGCAAGTGCGTGAGCGAGGGGGACCGAAAGGTCCC